AGACGTTCTGAAGTAGATTATTTAGCCTGCGCCGGTCTTCATCCACTTTCACACCGGGCATTTCAATCTTGGTGTAACTCCCCTGCCGCACCTGTGCCACTGCTTCAGGAAAGAGCGCTGTTACACGTTTATGCACTTCTTCCCGAAAAGCATCTGCCACTAGCTGACTGACTGATTTTCTGATTCTTATCGAGCATGATTTCAATACACATATCAATCCCTAATCAGCAGCGTAAAAGATTTCCTCGCCAGCGTCCTGGTTAGTCTCAGAGTTTGCCAATTCGGCAATAATGGTGAGTGCCAGTTTCAGGTCTGACGGCTTGCAGTTTGCGATTAACGAAACCTCCGCGATGAACTGCACGCATGCCATTTTTTTATGTATCTGGTTTGATTCCTGAACCGTCATTTTCCCTCCCCTATTTGTACTGTGTATTTATACAGTATCATAGCATTTGCAAGTTGAGAAAGAAAAATGTCTGAACCCAATACTTTTTTATCTGGCTGATACAAAAACAATTTTATCTAAGGAGCACCACTAAAGTAAGCTGGCTATGAAACATAATCAGCTATTTTTCAGACATCTAAAGATTGTTAATTCAACCCCTTGGTTGCGGTTTTTTTGTACGAACCTTCTCTGCTAAACGGTTAAAACGTTCTAATACGCTTGTCTTCCTCGGCTCCAGTATTGGGCGGGCCAGTTCTCCATTAGGTAAGCTGCGGAACATTTGACCAGCGATTTTAGTCTGCGTGCCGCCAATCAGACGCACAGCTATCCCGCGACTGATGGTTTCACCGCTCAAATCTCTCACCTGGGCTATTACGTTGTCGCACGCAGCTTCGATTTTGTCAGACCGCCTCAGCCTCAGATGCCGCTTTACTGGCTTCTGCGCCCTTATCCGGCTTAAAAGCTGACGCCGTTCCTTCCTGCTCATGCCGTTCAGGTCGATTTTTTCGAAACTTTCCAGCGGGTTTGAATCCTCAGATCTCAAACTCCCCGTACAGTTATTGACAGAACTCCGAGAGGACGCGGGCGCGTCCTTAAATTCAAAACCTAAATCAACGGCACGTTTCGGGACAATCTTCCATTGCATCAGACGGGTTAAAATTGGCGTATCATCACCAACTTCAGTTGCGTAAACACCCTTAATACGCACGGTTTCCTCTCCGTACTCATTCATATCTTCGCTTGCCTGATACCAGGTGCGCACAGCCAGCTCGTCGCGGCGCACAAACGGGCCACCCTGCGCGTTAACATATCCGGCCCAGTCTCCTGCGTCGGCTGCGTCATGCGCGGCAGCAAACTCAACGCTCAGGCCGTGCGCGGTTTCGCTGTCTGCCATGCGGCGCAGCTCGCGGTAAACCGTGACCGGCGCACCGCCCACAAACTGAAATTGGCGGATGTGCCAGCGTGCCGCCCAGGCAGAAACTGCCGACGCGGTTTCCTTAAGGTCTTTGCCGCTTTCGTCGTCTGTCTCACCATCCAGCGCATAGCCGTCGATATTTTTGGAAATGTATTTAGCAACGTAACCCGTTGCGCTGCCTTTCTCCGGATCGATAGCCTCGGCGTGAAAACGGGCCTTTCGGGCCTTGTCGGTTGTCAGCTCGCTGCCGTCTTCCTGCCAGGCGTAGTCGCACATAATCTCGCGCACGCGCTCAGCCTGTTCCGGGCGCATAAACATGAGCATGTGCCAGTGCGGGGTTGCATCATGATGAGGTTCGGCAACGCGGATCCCGAAGATGCGGATTTCTTCGCGGTGCAGCTTAGCGCGGATTTTCTGCCAGACGCTGCAGAGATAGCGCTGCGTGTCGGCCGGGCTGGCACCGTTCCATTTACGGTTACGATGCCCGGTTTTGATCGTAGCGTGATAGCGCGCCGGGGCAGTCAGCGTGTAGAACTCGCCTATAAAGCCCATTTCATTGCAGATGTTTTCAAATCCACGAATACGGGTCATCAGCTCGCAGCGGCGAATCGCCGGATTGGCCACGCTGCCGTCGTATTTCTCGATCAGGCTGATGCGGTTGCCATCTTCGTCTTCCAGCTCCATTCCCTTCAGAAATTCACGGGTGCGGCGCTTCTGCTCGCGCCACTCTGAAACGGTCATGCTGCTGGCGTAGGGGGTGTGTTTTTTGCTGACGTTAGCCAGGGCAATCTGAAGATGTTCACGCCATGATGCGGCCACGCGGCGCAGTCGGCCTTTCCACCATTTTTCCGTCTGCATACGCATGATCGCCGGGGTAACTTCTTCCGGGTCAAACAGCCGTAACGTGACTTTATCCCATAATGGCGGGTTCTGGCTCAGCTCGCGGGTAATGGCGGCGGCGGTCATGTAAACGCGGTGCGTGTATTTGTAATCTGACTCGTCGCTGGCCTGCGCGTGTGCCTGTACCAGCTCAGCGAGAATGAAATTAGCCACATCCCCGGCCAGCAGATCGACATCGGCGCGAGCCATATCTGGCAGGCGGTTAAAGCGGCGCATCAACTCCCAAAGCGTGCCGCCCGCGCTGGCTGCGCCAGCCAGTTTGGTGGCATTACCTGTCAGCAGGTTAAACGTGCCGATGCTCATTTCACCAAGGCGATATTGAGCGTTAACGGTTTCAACGCGTGGCAATGTGCGCTCAACAAATGTCTTTGTTAAGTAAACATTGGCGCGGGCTGTTCCCTGTGTCTTTTCCAGATCGCTGACGCGACGTTTAACGTCGAGTTGTATTAGCGTCGGCTGCTTTTCGAGCAGCTCCTGTGCACGCACTAAAGCCGCAATCATCTGACTGCGGCTGTGCATTTCCTCATAAGTAGGATAAGGGCTGGACAGTGCCTGCTTAGGCTTATTCCATTCGTACGCCCATCCTGCTGCAATAACTGACTCGCTCATATTTCGAAAGCCAGTTGAGGAGTGAACAAATCTCGATCCGCATCATAATTTAGCGAGCTGGCGCTGTTCATGGACTCGATACGCTCAACCAGCACGGCAGCCCTAGTCTCTTTACTAGCAGGGGCATAGGCGCTTTTATTCCAGGCCTTATCAATACCGATATTGCGCGCCACATTAGTGCTGTCTGCTGATGAAAGTGGCACGCGCTTGAAGAGGTCTTTATTCAGCATGCGCAGACCGTGAAGCTTTGTGATTGGATAGCCACTACCATCAACAACATGACGGATCAGATCACGCAGACGTGCTGCGCATTCTTTCGGTCGACTGGCGTCATACTCGCCCATTGAACCCAGCGCGACGCGAGGGAACTCATGGCACAGACGAATAAAACGGTTGTCTGATTCATTCATGTGCCATACCGGTACGCCGGTAATTTTTCCGTGAGGCCACTCTGCTATCAGCTCATCATTCTCGTCACCGCTGCCGCCGATTACGTCGGGAATGACGGCAAACGCAAAGCGGGGGTGATTTTTCCAGCGCGCCACAAATTCGTAATAACTGTCCCAGCTCACAACTCGCTTTTTTGTCCAGAAGCTAAACGCACCATTATCAAGCGCGAAACTCTGGCAGACTTCCGAAGCCAGCATGAGCTGGCCCGGATTTGCAAAACTGATAAATGCGTGCCTGCCTTTCCATGCCTTGAGCGCGCAGGTATCAGGCGTGATTGGCCCACCATGGAAGTGGATCATTCACGCACCTCAACCACAACGGATTTATCAGCACCATGATCCATATCGAAACCGGCAAAATGAACGCCCTGCTGCGGGTGTCGCACGGCGATGATTTCTGACGCACGCTTGCCTTTACCTGCGGCGACACCAACCGAGCGAGCTACACTGATGCTGGTGATATCGAAATCGCGAAGAATACTGCGGGTGTAGAGGGTATCGCTGTTTGAAACTACTACTGGGCAACGCTCCGAGACGTCGAGCAACATGCTGACCAGATCATGATGCTCATCTTTGCCAAAGCCTGAAGAGTGATAGTCCGAGAAAGTCCCATCATACGGTGGATCGCAGTACACCACATCGCCAGCTTTGGTCAGGCGCAGCGTTTCGCGGAAGTCGGCACAGATGAACGTCGCACGCTGGGATTTTTCTGCGAAGGCTTCTATTTCGGCCAGCGGAAAATATGGCTCTGCGTAGTTACCAAACGGGATATTAAATTCGCCCC